TTTGAGCCTTCATCTGCTCAACCTGCATCGCCGCGTTGGCTTTAATCATCTCAGGGTCAGGCTTGTTGCGGGCCATTTCCAGACGTGCCGCAACCTCTTGCGGGTCCGGATTAGTCACGAACCGGTCAGGCGTCTTGATGCCGGCTGCGCGCACAAGCTCTTCAAATGAGTTATAGACGTTCTCAGGCTTGACGAATGGATTGTCAGGGCCGAGCGCGGCGACAATCCGCTCCTGAAGCCCGATAATCATCTGCATCATCATCATGTCACGTTCACGTGTGCCGGCACCCAGACCGACATTGATTGAGGCGTCCATTTCCGCATTCCAGTGACGCGGATCGAACTCCACCCACTCGCCGCGCAGCTTGACAGTGCGGGGCTTATCCTGGTGGCGAATGACCAGCCTTAAAAGCCCTTGGAACATGGCCCTGAGACCGTCCGCAATTGTGCGAACCATCATCTCAGTCTGCGCAACACCGCCCTGCTCGATCATCGCAGAGGCTTTGGCCGTCATGTTCTGCAAAGCATCCGGTGCAAGGCCATTCGATGCGTCATTGATGCCGGTTCTGTCAGCCGCTTCGGCGTCCAGATATTCCAGCATCGAGAAGCTTTCCTTCGCGACGAATGGGACAACCTGATACTGAACCGCATCACGGACATTAAAGCCCTGCTTGATGCGAATGGGCAGGCCGAATTCTGGATTTAGCACCGCTTCCGGGTTGGAAACCGCGCCCTCTTGAATGGCCGGCTGTAGGTTGTTCTGCCAATAGAGGTTATCAAGCGTGTTCCGTAGCAGCACCGTCTTGATGCGCTGAAGCTCGATCAGGTCATCCGAGATTGCCACGCCTTCCCATTGATGGGGCTGGCGTTCACAGACAATCGACGCGAACGGCACTTCATCGCATTCGTCGTTTTCAAGTTCGTTCTGTTCGGAGATTGAACCGGCATAAACAATGCGCCTTAGTTCAGCGATGCCGTCGTCGTCCTGATCAATCCGAACATACAGTTCGTAGTAGTCGATCTCTTGCGTGGTCCAGTGCAGGTCGTCACCGTCACGGCCTTCGATGACATCGCGACGCTCCAGCCGTTCAAACTCTTCTGCACTTTCGTCGCCTTCGGAAATAGGCAGTTCACGGATGCGCTTGGCATCGTAGCCCATCGCCACCAGATCAGTGCGGCGCATCTTGGTCTTGACGCCGACAATCGGGCTATCTTCCAGCTTCACCGCGTCCGAGTGAATCAGGAACTCTTCAGGAGGCCGAGCGGCAACGCGAATGTTCTTCTTGGTGGACTTGCGGCGGATTTTGACATCGTGAACCGTAATCGCCATCTGGCCTTGTGGGCCGTCAATCATCTCCTGCCGTGCGCTGTGTTCCAGCACCTCCACATCATCAGGCTCGACAAGCTGGGCGAAGGCCATTTCGTCAAGGCCGCTGTGCTCGCTCGTCTTAATCTCAATCTTGGTGTCAACATACCAGTGCAGGATTCCGTTGCGCAGCTTTAGCGCATCCATCACCGCGTCATGAATGGCCTGCCGAACGCCGCATTCGTCCATGATAACCAGGTTGACGTAATCGCTGGCCTGCTGGGCTGTCTGTTCGTCGTTCTGACCGACCGGCTGATATTCAACAACCTTGTCTCCGCCGAGGATAACCCGCGTGATGGCAGGCAGCACCTTCTTGATTGCAGCGCGCACGTCACGGGTGACGACCGACGAACGGTTCTTCTGGAATGGGACCGCTTCGGGGTCGCCATCATAGAACGCCATCGCCTTGAGCCGGTCCTGTGACCGCTCGTCCCGGTAATCCTCGCAATCACGCACCAAAGCACGCACACGGCTGGGAATGTCCTTTTCAGCCATGGGTTAGATCACCTTCCGTGCCGTGAATTTCCAGTTGTCTTTGCCTTTCGGCACGTCTGCGAAGCGCTTCATCATCAGCGCGTAACGTGAGGCCGAAATCGTATCGTCACGCTCTTTCACGACCTTGCCGTCTTTCCGGTGATACAGTCGGAACTCTTCAAGCCATGACGTGCAGGTGCGGAACACTTTCCAGCGCCCGGTCTGCATCCGGTCCAGCATGTCCATCAGGCCAGCTTCAACGCTGTTGGACCCGCTTTCGTCTGTTGCCCTTTCAGGCAGCATATTCAGGCCCTGCTTCGTGTATTGACTGGCGAGGTTCTCACCTGCCGCCGTGTCGTTGTTGCCATCGTGGGGCCACGCCCAATTCAGCCAGTCGCCCCATGGCTTGACGGCAGCCGCGTGAATGATCGGTGTCGCCTCACGCTGGCGATAGTCCTTCGTGAGATAGATCACGTCAGCGTCGCGGTCCCATGCCAATTCAACGGCAGCGGTCGGATGGTCCCATCCAAAGTCCAGACCGGCAATCCGCGCCCAGTGCTTCGGGATCTCCATCGGATCGACAACGATGCTCTCTTCCGCAACCGGGAAGATCCGCCCCGAACCCATCGAAGGCACGCCCTTGGTGCGCGCTTCACGCTCATGGGCCGGATAGCTTGCCGCAATCTTTTCACGCTGCTCCGGCGTGTAGTGCTCAGCGTCGTCAATCGTCATTGTGGTGACGATGCGATCTGGGTTGTGCTCCAGGATATAACGCCCCACAACGTCCGACATGCCCTTCAAAGGCGTGAACGTCAGCATGATCATGCCGCCCGTGGCGTTGGTGCGCGTGATGCCCTCAAAGTAAACGTCGCTCGGCGGTTCTTCGTCGAACCAGATGCCGTGAACCGTGTTGGCCTGCCACTTGCCCCGGCCCTGCTCATATGCCTTCAGGTAAAGCGTAGAAAGGCCACCAGAGACATGCCGCACTGTCACCGTGTCGAGTGCATGAGACACGCCAGAACGCCGTGTGCTGCCTTCAATGCACGACTTGGGGATATAACCCGTTCCCCAGTCCTCTTCTTGTGCAGGTGGACCGACTAGCAAGCGTTGCACGCCGTCGCGTGTTAGCTCGTAGCTTTCCGATCCTGCAATCCAGATCACCGGATGGTCAAAGCGCCGCCCCTGCCAGTCGTCGGGATAAAGCCCCGTTAAGTGCATTGCAGTCTCAGCCGCACCCGCAACCGTCTTGCCGAGCTGGTTGCCGGCCATGAACAGCCGCTCCCGAAACTTGTGACCGTTGGCGTGGAACTCCCGCTGCTTTGCGTATGGCTTATAGCGCGGCAGCAGGTTAGTGCGCCGTCGCCGGTCCAGTTCCGCCAGAAGCGCCGCCTGTTCCCTCAAGATTGAGGAAAGGCCGGATGGCGGCGTCAAGGGACCGGATGCGCTCGATAAGCTGCTCATCGGTCATTTCATCATTCGGGTTGATGTTCACATTCAGATCACGCGGCAGGATCGACGCGATGACCTTGAGATACTGGTCTGGCTTTTCGGTGCGCACCTGGACAATTGCAGCCTGTCCGTGCTCGTTGAAGTCCTCATGCAGAGCGTCGATGAACGCCTCGCCTAGCTTGCTGCGTGCGCCCTTTGGTCTGCCGCCGCCGATATTCCCCGTTAAAAAACGGCCAGTGCGCTCGTCCTTCTCAGGCTTAACCGGCTCGTCGGTCATGTCAGCCTCAATAGCCCTTCTTGGGCTTCATCGCTGGCTTGCTGGCCTTTGGCTTCATGCACTTGCCAGCCTTGGCGCAGGCTTTGGGATTGGGGCATCCGTTGCAAGGTTTCATCACGCAGCCTCCTGCATCACACCGATGCGACCACGCCGCACCTTCACTGTTGCTTCAGCCATCGCCTTTTCAACGCGGGCTTCAAAAGCCTCCAGCGTCTCTTGTGGTTCGGCTGGCGTGTCTGGCTTTCCGTTCTTGCCCTTGCGCATTCCCCTTGCCGGGATGCGAGACATGGCCGGGACTTGAGCATTGAATGAACCGTTTGCGTCGCTGTAGCTGGCGCGGGCAAACCAGTCTCCGAGATAGTCCCGATAAAACGACACGGGAACGCTGCGACGCTCGCCCCATTGGGCGGCGCATTCAAAGAATTCCATCAATCACCTCTGTGCTGTTAGGGAACTTGCGCGCTCGTTCTCAGCGTGCTTGTGTGTCCGCCCCATTGAGGATGCTACACATGAACGCCGTTGATAAAGCCCTTGAACAGCTTCGCACTGCACTTGCCGCCGAGATAGAAGCCGCCGAACGCCGTGGCGCTGCAAATGCTGCTGCTGAACTGATGGCACGAATGCAGGCCGCTATCGGTGTGGAGCCGGTCAAGAGACGCGGGCGGAAACCGAAGGGCTGAAACAATCAAGCCCCGCATGGCGTGAACCGTGCGGGGCTGGAATAAGCTGCCGGTCTTTCCCGACTGTCAGGCCACCGGACCACCCCCGGTCTGCGACCCTTGCGGGCCTCTGGACTCGAACCAGAATTCACCAAATCACGGCCAGCGTGCGGGAATCGAACCCGCCTGCCTCGTTGCCCCATTGGGCGAATAAGCTAGGCTTTCGCCTAGAGCCTGCCGCAAGCGACAGGTGGGTAATTCGTTGGGCACAAAACCGCACCCTGCATTTATGCCCTTATCCTTATTCGGGCTTGAACGCAAGTCACATCCCGAAATATCTCACCAGAATGTTAGCAGCTTCACGCGCTGTTCCCAGCTTGTGCGGATGTTGCGTTTCATCCCGCGCCAGCCCCTCGACAACGCGCACATATTCAACGCCCCTGCCCGCATATTCCAGCAAGGCAGACCGAGCGCCGTTGTATTCCCTCATTCGCCTGAACACCTCGTCGTCGTCATACTCGTAACCGATGCCGCCGGACCCGCTGACCATCTCACCTGAGATGCTTTTGGGGTGCTCGGTGCCGTATCCTTGCGCAACGCGGTTAAGGTGCCGAACCGTCACGTAGCGCTTGATGGCCTCATACTGGACAGCCGATAGCCCTTGGCTGTCATCACGGGCTTGCTTAGCCTGCATCCGCCATTGACCGAGCGGGCAGGTCCAGTGCTGGTCTGATGCGTCCTCGATTGTCGCGCCCCACATCTTCACGCGTTGGGCAACGACAGTGGACTTGATCTGGTCCACCGTCTCGCCCCTGTCGCCCCTGTCAGCCTTGGCAATCCGGCCACCAGGCATACGCTCGACATCTGTTTTTCGCTTACGTCCAGCCTGAGCCATGATGTGACTTTCCTTGCCGTTGGTGATGACGATGACGCGACGCATAGTCAATCAAGCTCGCGATCAACCACTATGGTGAACCCTCTGCCTTTCGCCGCTTCTATCTCAAACTGAGGGACGCCGATGCTTTGAAGCGCAAATTCAGCAAGCACATCAGGATCTTCATCGCGCTGTAGAATTTGTCTCATTTCAGAATATGCGCAGGGGGAGACCCTTAACGTCTCCCCTTCAATTATGAATTTGCGCTTGGCCAAGAATGCAGGCGTCGGCATGGCGTTGCCCTTAGAACGGAATGGCGTCGTTAAGCGCAGACGGCTTGCCAGCGCCGCTAGGTGCCATCTGGCGCGCAAAGCCCTGCATGCCCGGCTCTGTCCGTTCGCGTGGCTCTTCCAGAAAGCACGACACGCGGCCTTGCTCGTCTGGCAATGGCAGGGCGTCAAAGGCCAGCCGGAGCACTCCCTTCTGGTCTGTCCATGCCGAGCCGAGACGGACGGTATATGCCTTGTCGTTGGCTGATTTCCGCCATGCCTTGATTTCGTAACGTGTGCTCATTGCCGGGTTCCTTTCAGAGTGCTGCGCGGACAGCCGCGTCCTTGGCTTCAAGTAGCTTGCGCAGGGCGACCGTGCGCTCTGTGTTGCGGTTAGTGGTGTCTATCAGATGCCGAGCCAGCTTGCAGAACGGCGACGAGCGCTCCTGCAAAACTGGCGGTAAGTGCGCGTAATGGAAAAACCGGAGAATTGGGTCGGATCTCAATTCGGCATCCGTAAATTCGATAGGCGCGGGGTGAATTTCAGTCATTGTCTTGTCTCTTTCTGAATGACCTTGAGTGGTTGCGTTGGTGCATTGATGCGAGCGATAAAACCGCTCACAAGTGTTGACAGGTGGTTTTTGTCCGTCGCGATAAAGTTCTCTTCAATTTCGCACTCGGCGTCTGTGAACGTGACGGTGATGATGAAACCGTTCGCACATGCGCCGAGGCCGAAGCCTGAGATTTTCATTTCGTTGGTACTGTGGTCGCTCATGTCGCTTCCTTCATTTGGCGTTCGGCGATTTGCTGTTTCAATTGTTCAAGCCTCGCCCGCACATTCACCTTGCTGGCTTCTGTTGGCTCTTGGCGTTCAGGTGACGGAAGCCAGACCGCCCTCGGCGCTGGTGGCGGAAGCATCGACGTGAAGCACCTGGATATCTCCCGGCTCAACTCTGCCGATGTCGGCACAAATCGGCCATCGTGGGCATCGACCTCGCCACGAATGAAACGAATGACAGCCTGCTCAATGGCCCGCAGCGGATAGCCGGAACAGGCAATCAGGTAGGTGGCGATTATCTCAGCCGGTTCGCCCTTGTCGCCCGTGGAGAACGTCGAGAACAGGGCGCGAAGTGCTAACTTGCACTGGTCCGTCGTGGCTGGCGTAGTTGGTGACATCGTGCGGTTCCATGGCGTTGAGTGCGTCGAGGATGCGGCGGTTATTGCTGACCTTGGCAGGTGGCGGCTGACCTCGTGGCTGGGGGATTGTCACGTTGCCAGCCATTGCAGGGGCCTCCCGGCTGGCTTTGGCATCCATGATGGCTTGTTCGGCGTATTTCCACGACGCGATTGGCTTTCGGCGGGCGCTCATAGCCCGAAGCGTTGGCAGAATGTCCATTTCGAGGGACGCACCACCGGCAAGGCAGCGACGAATGGGCGACAGGTCAAACAGGCTTGGCGAGGTGCTGTTCTCGCATCCTGCGGCTTGCCTGCATTGGTCCTCAAGCTTGTCGAGGCCGTTCGCGCTTGCGCCTTTTAGCGTAGCATCGGGGTTGGTGGGG